CTCCCGTTAGTTAACGTGAGACTGGTTCTACACTCGGTTGTTCAGACTACCTCTAACAGGTCATCAGAACTCCCGATCAGGTTACCTTACCCGAATATAGTCTTCCACCGGCAAGCCGGGCCCGTAAGGGAACTTACTAGCTATATCGAATGAGTTTCTCCCATCATGTCGGGGATCTGGCCTACTTTGCCGTAGAGGAACCCTGGCCTCAAAGAGGGAATCAAAAGTCTTAGAAGACAACTACCCTTCCGAAGGTTTCACCGGAAGTGGGAGCTGCCACTGTATGTCTCGTCTAAGGCCCCTGAAACGCGTTTCGATGTATCCTTTTTTTTGATTTTCTCTGTCCAAGTGGCGGTGGAAAGTTTTCGGAGTCATGAATCGGCCCAAGGCCACATCCTTGAACATCCATGAAAACTTTCCGCATGCAACCAGACCAACCTTCATGGTCTTATGCACGCACCTAATTGGACCACGTGGTTCCGGCTCTTCCACCTCAGAGGGGTCACACCATGTTTCTTCAACAAAACGACTTACCAGCGCTGGCCGCGATAACGCAACCTTACGACGATAATGACGTGTCAAAGGAACACGGGAGAATCCAGGGATCGTTCTATTCCGCGATGGGAACTGGTCTAAATCGGCGGGAAGCGACAAATATGTCTGCTCCCGCTCGTACAGTCCACATTCCGACAGAATATAACGTTCGACCCGGACGCCATGACCTCTCTTGAGGGAGACCTGGGAACGCCAAAGGTAACCCTTATTCTTCCTCAGAAAGAGGCTGACGACTGAGTTTCGGTCTTCCGGTGAAAACCCCACGGCACAATCACGAAGTCTCCCTCCCAGCCGTAACGAACCGTCAGTGGACGGTCGGAACAGCGGGAGAGACCTAATGAAAGGAACCTGCTTAGGTTTCCCATGAATAGAAGCCTCGAAAAAGTTCGAGTTCAATGAAAAGAAGGTCGCATCGACCATTGTCTTTCCTTTACTAACGACCAATCCCGATCTCTTGACGGCTTCAAACCAATGTTCGGCCATCGCTGGGGTGCTCCTGAACACGATGTCATCTCCGTTAATCCGTAACGGAGGACTCGGTCCAAAGCACCGCATTGAATAGCGAAATGCCAAATAATTGGTCAAGCAGAGGAGGGGGAACGACAACTTGTCCCCCATCAACTGACCGGATTCCATGACGGTGGAGCGGCCTTCAGACTGGATCGTACAGGCGATCGACTCGAGCGCCATCTCTCGTATACCCTCTGACACTTGATCAGTGGTATCGAGGACGGCTCGCAGGATCTCGCGACTATGAATCATATTGAGATTATCAGTCGCTGCCTCGTAGTCCCCAGAAACGAAGACCTCACCATCAACTCTTACGAAACCTGAAAAACGACCAGGCTTCGCGTCGCCCCGCAACAGCCACTCCTGCCGAGATATATGATCATACATCATCGAAGCAAGAGGGGCTAGGCAATGTTGGAATACCGACGCAACAGTCACGACTCGGGCCTTACCAGCCTTCATCACGACCGCAACACGCCGCACCTTCGACAAAGGTGCACCCTTACGACACAGGTCCTTAAAGGCCTCACGACCAATAACGACGCGAGCGTAATCTCGGGCAGTTTCTTCCTTCTTTGCCTTTTCCAAGAAAGACTTTGGACAAACGGTTACATTGGTAACACGTCCCTCATATCCTTTATCCCAACCTGGCTTGAACAGACGAGGTATCTCCTGACGAACAAATCGGAGAAAACCTTCGTCCGGAAGCTTACCAGTCTCAAACTTAGCATGGTAAGCTTCAAGGTCGGGAGTCGGAGAGGGGAGAGTCTTCCTAAAAAGGAACAGAGACGCCGAGAGAGTCAAGTAATCTCGCCTCCTACACTTCGAACCCTTCGCATGTTTGCGCGAATGGTGAGAGTAGAGGAGATTATGACGCTCCCATCCGGGGGCCGGGGACAACTCGATTGGACCGCAGCAGAATTTCTTGATTTCTGCAATTGTCTGGAGAGTTGGTATGCTGGGGAATTCTAGTCGTAGAATTCTACCGAGTAAGCCAACCAAGACACTTAGGTCCGTTCGAGCCGACTTGACACAGGTGTCAGGTCTACCCACCTTCAGGCTACGCTTTGGATTTATTTCTGAAGGGCCTGTTGACATCGATTCCTAGTGGCACGTGACGCGTGTTTCGACTAGGTTTC